TTGGTATAAACAGGAAAAGAATATTGAATTGAAAGATTATGAAAGAAATATGACCCCACAGGAGTTTTTAGATGATCCTTTGTTTGAAAGTTATGCGTGGAGAACAGGATTTAGAGAACTTAGAAGCGATGAGAAGTTAGAGAAGGGAGATGTATTATTAATGTCTATCATGCACCCAACTTTAAATCATG